GCAGAACATGAAAAAAAAACTTCAGTTATTTATGTACATACTATTAACGACTTAGTCTCAGTAACAGGAGCATTAAATGAATTACGCTATGACTTTCCAGATGCAGACATTATTGCAGTTGAATTAGTTAGCATACATTAAGGAGAAAAATGAAATATTGTATAGATATAGAAACAAACGGATTACTTGATACTTTAGATACAGTGCATTGTATTGTACTTAAAGATATAGACAGTGGTAAAGTTATTAGTTGTTTTGGCAGCGACTACAAAGAATTAATTGCTGTAATAGAAAAAGCAGAGTTACTAATTGGTCACAATATTATGGCTTTTGATATTCCTGCTTTAGAAAAAGTTTTAAAAGTAAATTATAAAGGCGAAGTGTTTGATACACTTATTGCTACACGCTTAATATGGGCTGATATTAAAGAGCGAGACTTTGCTAGAACTAAAAAAGGTTTTCCAACTACACTGATTGGTAGGCACAGTTTAAAAGCTTGGGGCTTTAGATTAGGTATATTAAAAGATGAAATAGAAACTGATTGGCAAAAGTTTACAATTGAAATGTTAGAGTATTGTAAACAAGATGTACAAGTTACTCACTCGTTGTACAAAAAAATTATAGAACAAAACTACTCGCAGCAGTCACTAAAACTTGAACACGATATACAACGCGCATGTATTAAGATGATGAATAATGGTATTGGCTTTGATGTACAAGCTGCACAAAATTTAAATAGTAATTTAAAACAAATTAGTAATGACTTGTTAATTGATTTACAAAAAACATTTCCCCCTTGGAAAGTTGAAACACCTTTTACACCCAAAGTTAATAACAAAGCTCGCGGTTATGTTAAAGGTGTTCCAACAGTTAAAGTTAAAGAAATAGAATTTAATCCGGGAAGTCGCGATCATATTTGTAATAGATTAAAAGCTACTCACAAGTGGAAAGCAAAAGCATTTACGGCAGATGGTAAACCAAAAATGGACGAAGAAATTTTAAGTAGTCTTAAATATCCTGAAGCTAAATTACTTTCAAAATATTTTTTAGTAGATAAAAGATTAGGCATGCTAGCTGAAGGCAAGCAAGCTTGGTTAAAACACGAAACTAAAAATAGAATACACGGCAACATCAATGCTAATGGTGCTGTTACCGGTCGAGCGACACACTCTAATCCAAATATTGCTCAGGTGCCTGCACCTTACGCACCTTACGGACCAGAGTGTCGAGCGCTATTCATTGCACCTAAAGATAAAGTACTTGTTGGTTGCGACGCCGCATCACTAGAATTACGTATGCTTGCACACTATATGTCAAAATATGACAATGGTAAGTATGCCGATATTGTAGTTAATGGAGACATACATACACATAATCAACAAATGACTGGTATTGAAACTCGTACACTTACAAAAACTTGGACCTATACATATTTGTATGGTGGAGGTAACGCAAAGCTTGGTCAGTTATTAGGCAAGTCTGCTGCTGAAGGTAAAAAAATAAGAGAAAAATTTTTAGCAAACGTTCCTGCAATGGCTGACTTACAAGAAGATGTTCAAGACAGAGCTCAACGTGGCTACTTGTTTGGCTTAGACAGACGCAAAGTACCAGTGCGTTCAACATTTAGTGCGCTAAATGCTTTGCTACAAAGTGCAGGATCTATTTTGTGTAAACAATGGATTATAGAATTAGAAGATATGTTTGATTCAGAAACAAAACTTGTTGGCTGGATTCACGACGAAATTATTATTGAAACAACAAAACAAAAAGTAGATGGCGTCTCTAAAAGAGCAGTTGAGTCTATTCGAACAGCTGGAGAAAAGCTGCACCTCAGAGTTGAAACCTCAGGTGACGCTCGAGTTGGGTCGAATTGGGCAGAAATTCATTGACCGCAAAATAGCAACGCGTGTTGTACAATTAAGATACAGAGCTAAAAAACTTAATCTTCCTTTTAACTTAACGGCTGAGTATCTAATTAAAATATTCCCAACTAATTGTAAGTGTCCTGCACTTGACACTGACTTTAATTGGTTTGGCGAATACAACCTTGTCCCGACTGTAGACCGCATAATCCCCGAGCGAGGCTACACAAAGGGCAATGTTGTTTGGGTTAGTCAACTGGCTAACTTAATAATGAGCAGCGCCCACCCGAGTCAAGTGATTCAGGTGGGCAAGTTTGCAGAGCAAATATTCAAAAAAGCTTATCCAGAGATGAGCGAGGATTAAAACTTTTAGTGCTTACCATACTATAGCACCTACACAAATGACTTAAAAAAGGAGACTTAATGACTACACTATTAATTGACGGAGATATAACGTTATACCAAGTTGCTTCAAAATGTGAAGTAATTACAGAGTGGGACGAAAACTTATTTACACTTCATTCAGATTTAAATGAAGGAGTTAAAGTTTTTAATGATGAGATAGATAAGATGTGCGACACATTAGGAACTAACGATTATATTATTTGTTTAACTGGAACTAAAAATTATAGAAAAAATATTTTTCCAAATTACAAAGCTAATCGTAAGTCTAAACGCAAGCCTTTAATTTTACACCCACTAAGACAATACGTTGAAGATCATCACAGAACATACTGCGAAGACAATTTAGAAGCTGATGATTTACTTGGTTTGTTTAGTCAAACAAATAAAGATTCAATTGTTGTGTCACTTGATAAAGATTTAAAAACCGTACCGTGCCAACTATCATCAGACGGTGAAGAAGTAGTTACGATAAGTAAAGATGAAGCGCGTATGCATTTTTATACTCAATGTTTAACTGGCGATTCTACTGATAATTATGCTGGCTGTCCGGGCATTGGTCCTGCTAAAGCCGCTAAATTGTTAGAAGACACTGATAATTATTGGGCAACAATTGTTGAAGCTTACGCAAAAGCTGGGTTAACTGAAGCTGATGCACTAGTACAAGCACAACTTGCATACATATTAAGAAAACCTAAAGACTACAATTTCAAAACTCATAAGGTAAACACATGGCAACCAAAAAAAATAGCATAGATCCAGAGCACTACAATCGTCACGCAATACAACCAATTGAATTTATTATGAAAAATAAATTATCGTATTGTGTTGGCAACATTATTAAATATGTCGTACGCCACCAATACAAAAATGGTGTTGAAGACTTATTAAAAGCAAGACAATACATAGATTTTTTAATTAAAGAGTGGGACCACAATGAAAAACAAAAATAACAGGCACCTCTATAGGAATAATCAACAAACCGAAGTTGAAGAAATTGTAATGCCAGAGACAATTAATGATCTTATTACAATACTCGACGAAACATTTCCTTCTTTTAATCCGTCATTAGACATGAACTCCGATGAGATTCGATTTAAAGCCGGACAAAGAAGTGTAGTGGAATGGTTACTTAGACTTAAAAAGGAAAATGACAACAATGTGTTTAGGCGGTAGACAAGCAGCTGCACCTGTAAAACGGGTCGGCGGTTACGACAAAGATCACTACAATGGCAACATATTTGATCCAAAGCCTGCTGAAGAAATAAGAGACAGTGATTCTCTTATGATAAAAGCAATTAAAAAAGGCGGAGGTAAGTCGCAAAGCGATAATACAAGTGCTAAATTAAACTCCGGTTTAGCAAAGAACAATTACGCAAGTAATATGAATCAATCAGGATTAACAATAACTTAAGGAACACTATGTGTAAAAAGAAAAAAAACCCCGCTCCACCACCAGCTCCAGAAATTGAAAAAATTGATCCGGTAGTAAACAGAGCAAGATCAATGGAAGATCAATCACCTGAAATCGAAATACAAGGTGATGATGAGCTTTCAAATAAAGCTGCTAAAGCTAAAAAAGCTAAAAAAGGAACTAAACAACTTAATACTTCTTTAGGCACCGGCAGCATGACCAACAGTGGTCTTACAATTCCTAACTAAAATAAAAATTTATGTATCTAGATAATAAAACGGCAAAAGAACGCTATGAAGCTATGCGTGAATATCGCGAAAACTTTTTAACGAGAGCTCGCGAATGTTCAGAGCTTACTTTACCGGCAGTTTTGCCTGATGACTCAATGAGTCACTCAAGCGAGTTGTATACACCGTATCAATCGGTTGGCGCTAGAGGTGTAAATAACTTAGCATCAAAGTTGTTGCTACTTTTATTACCACCTAATCAGCCATTTTTTAGACTAGTTACTAAAGGTGATACTAAAGAGCAAATAGACCAAACGCCTGAAATGAAAACTGAAATTGAGCGTGGACTTGCAAAGATCGAACGAGAAGTAATGTCAGAAATAGAACAGCTTGCAATACGCGTTCCTGTATTTGAAGCTTTAAAGCATTTAATTATTGCCGGCAACGTACTAGTACACATGCCTAAAAAAGGACCAATGCGTGTATTTCCATTAAGTCAATATGTTTGTCGCCGTGATCCTGAAGGCTCAATACTAGAATTAGTTGTAAAAGAATCTGTTTCGCCATTAGCATTTGAAGAAGAAACAAGAAATTTAATAATGCAAAATGAGCAAGGTATTGTTTCAACACAATCAATTGATGTTTACACAAAAGTTTGTTTAATAGATAAAGACAGATATTACGTTTGCCAAGAAGCTAACAATATTAAAATACCAAAATCAGAAGGTTATTACAAAAAAGATGATATTCCGTGGAATGTTTTGCGCATGGTTCGTATGGACAATGAAGATTATGGAAGATCTTACGTTGAAGAATATCTTGGAGATTTAAAATCATTAGAAGGTTTATCTCAATCACTTGTTGAGTCAGCAGCAGCTTCATCAAAAGTTGTATTTATGGTTCGGCCAAACTCTACTACTAAAAAAAGAGATTTAGCTGAAGCACAAAATGGTGATATTATTACAGGTGCTCAA